GATTGACGAAAAAATCAAACCAGCAATGGAGGCTCTTGATGCGATTGACCCCGATCAGACAATGGAATATGAAGTCGAAACACGGGTTGGGTTCGGCGATCTTTTGCCTGGGGTTTTTGGTTCCACTGATCTTATTGGTCGGATTGGTAGCCGTGCCCTTGTGTTGGATTGGAAATTTGGTGATGGTGTCATGGTCGAAGTGGAAGAAAACCCTCAGTTGATGTTCTACGCCGCAGCCGCCATGCGTACCAAAGAAGCCCAGTGGGCGTTTGAAGGTGCAACCGAGATCGAGATGGTCATTGTCCAGCCGCCTGAAGTGCGCCGCTGGGTGACAACGCCTGAGCGCATTGCCAAGTTTGAATTGCAGTTGGTCGGCGCTGTTAAGCAGGCCATGAAAGCAGACGCAACGCTGGCCGTCGGTGATCACTGTCGTTGGTGCGCGGCGAAGCCAATCTGCCCCAAGATGACAGGCGCGGTTGACCGTGCGCTTAAGGTGCAGATCGAGGCGTTACCCGCCGCGCAGATCAGCAACTACCTTAAGAACGCTGACATGCTTGAGGAGTGGATCAAAGACCTACGCGCCCTTGCCTTGCAAATGCTTGAGTCTGGCGCTAAGTTGCCCGAATACAAACTGGTGGCCAAGCGTGCCATCAGGTCATGGTCGGATGAGGAGAAAGCGAAAGTCGCTTTGTTCGCATACGGCCTCACAGAATCTGAAGTGATGGAGACTTCTGTCGTCTCCCCTGCGAAGGCCGAGAAGGCGTTGAAGAAACGCAAGATCGGCCTACCAGAAGACCTCGTGGTCGCCATCTCGTCAGGTAACACTTTGGCAAGCGTGGATGATCCACGACCCGAAGTGATGCTCTTGGGCAAACAGTTATCTGCTGCCCTTTCTAAAATCCAGTAAAGGAAAATCATGTCTAGTCTAGTAACCTTCTCTCAAGCAAACCTCCCCGCCGTTTCAACCTTGTCTAGCGCTTTGCGTTCGATCCAAGCCGAAGTCGGCCCAGCCGGTGTTGTCATCCTCAAGATGGACAAAACTGGTCATTGGGTCTTTGGCGCAGATCAAACTGAAGTTGAAGACGACGCTGTTTGGGCTGTCAATCCTTTCTCTTTTGTCCACGGCTTTATTGCTTGGGGCGATGGCGAAGTGTTGGGCGAGAAAATGACCAGCGTTAGCAATCCACTGCCTGCTTTGGATGAGGCACCCCCTCAAGCCAAGAAGGGCTGGGAGAGCCAAGTTGGTATGTCTCTGAAGTGCATCAGCGGCGAAGACAAGGGAATGGAAGCACGCTTTACAACCACGTCAGTGGGCGGCAAGCGCGCAGTTCAAACTTTGGCTGTTGCTCTGGCCGAGCAGGTCGAGAAAGACCAAAGCAAGCCAGTGCCAGTCGTGCGTCTGAAAAAAGACCACTACGCTCACAAGTCCTACGGCAAGATTTACACGCCAGTGTTTGAACTTGTCGAGTGGGTCAGCATGGATGGCGAGTCGCCTGAAGTTAAACCAGAGCCAGAAGCAGCGCCTGCACGCCGTCGCCGTAGCGCTTAACTTTCTGAAGCCCCGTGACAGGGGGCTTTGGAAAGGAGACGCTTATGAAGCACGTTATTGGACTGAGTGGTGGAAAAGATTCCACAGCGCTTGCGCTTCGGCTTATGGAAGTCGAGCCGCGTGAGTATGAACTAATCTGCAACGCCACGGGCAACGAGTTGCCTGAGATGGTTGAGCATTGGGCAAAGCTGGAGCGCATGCTTGGCCTGCCTATCAAACGTGTCGGTCACACGACCGATCTGTACGGCCTGATTGACGACATGCAGATGTTGCCCAACTTCAGGGCGCGCTGGTGTACCCGCATCCTCAAGATCGAGCCGACTATCAAATACTTTGAATCACTGCCAGAAGGGTCTGTCTTGTACGTTGGCCTGCGCGCTGACGAAGAAGCCAGGCGCGGCATCTACGGTGAAGACATGAAGATTCGCTTCCCCATGCGTGAGTGGGGCTGGAAAGAAGCAGACGTCTGGAAATACTTAGGCGAGCGCGGCGTGTCAATACCGCGTCGCACCGACTGCGCCGTGTGCCCTTATCAGCGTCTGGGTGAGTGGCGCGACCTCTGGCGCGATTACCCTGAAGAATATGCAAGAGGTGTGGCCATCGAGGAGAAGCTAGGTCACACGTTCAGATCACCACAGCGTGATGCGTGGCCTGCTGCGCTTAAAGACTTGGCCGTTGAGTTTGAGAAAGGCCGCAAGATTCGCGGTGATGGCAATGCACCTACTTGCAGGGTCTGCTCACTATGACCTTGTGGGTTGACTTTGAGACACGCAGTACATGCGACCTACGCTCTAAGGGCGTGTACAACTACGCGCAGGATAGCACGACTGACGTCTTAATGATGTCCTACGCTTTCGACGATGAAGAAGTGGTGACGTGGGTGCCGTCCCAGCCATTCCCCGAGCGCGTTCGCAACTACACCGGCCAGATCAGGGCGCACAACGCGGCGTTCGAGCGCTTGATCTTTTGGTATGTGTTGCAGATCAATTTTAAATTGGAGCAGTTTTATTGCACTGCAACACAAGCCCGCGCCAACTGTGCGCCTGGCAGTCTGGAGGACGTTGGCCGCTTTGCTGGCGCGTCTATGAAAAAAGATCACAGGGGCGCGCAATTAATTCGCTTGATGTGCGTGCCGCCATTCAAAGACTCGCCTGAACTCATGGCCGAGATGATCCAGTACTGTGAGCAGGACGTGCGCGCCATGCGTGCCATCAGTCAGGCCATGCGTGACTTGTCAGCCGAAGAATTAGAGGACTACCACGTCAACGAGCGCATCAATGATCGCGGCGTGTTGGTCGATGTACCGCTGTGTCAAGCAGCAGTGAAGTTTGCCTCCGATGAACTCATTGAGATTGAACAGATCGTCAAAGAAGTCACGGGCGGCGCAATCACCAGCGTCAGATCGCCACGCATGCGTGAGTGGGTGCTTGAGCGTGTGGGTGATGAAGCTAAGAAGTTGATGGAGAAGGATGGCAAGTACTCCATTGACAAGACTGTACGAGCCAATCTTTTACTCATGGAGAACCCCGATGAAGTCCCTGCCGATGTCCAAGAAGTTATCCAATGCGCCGACGACCTTTGGGCGTCCTCGGTGGCAAAGTTCAACCGACTTAGCTGTCTGGCGGATGAGGAGGATCAGAGGGTACGAGGAGCGTTCGTATTTGCTGGCGGTTCAGCCACGGGTAGGGCCAGTAGTTATGGAGCGCAAGTCCACAACTTCACACGCAAGTGCGCTGATGAACCAGAAGACGTCAGGCAAGCCATGGTCAGAGGACACGCAATCGTGCCTCGGTATGGAAAGCGCGTTACCGATGTACTTAAGGGAATGCTTAGACCAGCGCTCATCCCTGCAACAGGCAAACACTTCGTCGTGGCAGACTGGGCGGCCATCGAAGCGCGTGTCAACCCGTGGCTCTCCGGTCGAGGAGACAATAAATTGGAACTATTCCGCACTGGGGAAGACGTCTATAAAGTCAATGCTGCCGCAACGTTTAATGTCCGAGTCGACGCCGTCACCAAAGACCAGCGCCAGATCGGAAAGGTTCAAGAGTTGGCTTGTGGATTTGCGGGGGGCGTTGGCGCTTTCGCTGCCATGGGTCGTGCTTATGGCATTTCTTTACCCGAGCCAGTTGCCAAACGAATGGTGGATGGCTGGCGTAGGGCTAATCCTTGGTCTGTACCTTATTGGTCAGCGCTTGAGGAGGCTTATACCCGCGCAATGAGAAACAAGGGGCGTGAATTTAAGGCTGGCCGTATAACATATTTGTTTGACGGCTTGCACCTATGGTATGCCCTACCCTCTGGCCGCATCTTGTGCTACCCCTATGCCAAATTGGAATCAGAGGGCGTCACTTATGCCAAAGCGGCATGGAAGCCCGCGCAAGATGCAAAAGAATGGCCACGCGCTCGCCTTTGGAAAGGCTTGGCATGTGAAAATGTGACGCAGGCGGTCGCCAATGATCTACTTCGACACTCCCTCAGACAACTCGATGACGTTGTGCTTCATGTGCATGACGAAATCGTTGTCGAAACAGCCGACCCAGAAGCGGCAGAGAATTTAAAACGTGTGATGTGTACAGCGCCAGCATGGGCAGATGGATTGCCCTTGGCCGCTGAAGTTGAAACTATGAAAAGGTATGGCAAATGAACTTTCTTGAATTTTTAATTTCTTTAGCACCAGAGGGTGAGACTGCGCTGATCGTGCGTCAAAAGCCTATGCTTAAAGATGGTGGGCTACAGTTCCATGCAGATGGTGCGATCAAATGCACATGGCCTGCCATGTTGCCAACCGCTAACATTAAAAAAGATTGGGCGATCTACGGCAACACCGCATCGTTTATCGTTGACCGCTTCAAGGATGGCCACGTCTCAGCAGGCGCGGCTTACTGTGAATATGTGCTTGTCATGGTGCTTGACGACGTTGGCACTAAAGCCAAAGTGCCGCCTATCGAGCCGACATGGAAGATGGAAACCTCAGAGGGTTCGTTCCAATGGGGCTATGCCTTCTCAGAACAGCCTACAAAGATGGATTTCAGCGCGGCCATCAAAGCCATTGCCGATGCAGGCTACACCGACTCTGGCGCCATCAATGCCGTGCGTAACTTTCGATTACCTGGTTCGATCAACCTGAAGCCTGACCGCAACAACTTTGCATCTAAACTGGTCGAGTTCCACCCAGAGCGCGAATTTACGCTTGAGCAGATCTGTGCAGCGCTTGACGTTGTTCCCGCACCTGCTGACTCTGTTGGCGTGCGCCCGATTCGATTGACAGACGACGGCGCAGACGATGTAATGGCTTGGTTGTCGGGTCAGGGTCTGCTGTTGTCTAAACCCAACGCTGAGGGCTGGGCAGGCGTGATTTGCCCTAACTCAGCCGAGCATACCGACGGCAACCCAGAGGGCCGTTACATGCCGGCCAATCGTGCCTACTGCTGTCTGCACAGCCATTGCCTTGAGGTCGACTCTAGCGCGTTCCTCAAGTGGGTGTCAGACAATGGCGGCCCTAAGCATGCGCCTGGTTTGCGTGAAGAACTGCTGACCATGGCCATGGATCAAGCCCTTTCCAAGTTGACGCCCTCCGATATGTTTACAGATGACGCCGCAGCCGTGATCGCTGAAGTTGAGCGCAAGGAGCTTGGCCGTGTCGAGAAGTCGCAATGGTATGAGCGCTTTGCGTACATTCAAGACGACGAGTCCTACTTTGACATGCAAGACCGCCGTGAGATTTCACGCCAGACTTTTAACGCCTTGTTCCGCCATATACCTTGCAAGTCTATACATGGTAAAAACCCTAAGGTCGAGGCGTCTGTCAGTTTTGACGAAAACCGCCAGACCATGGGCGCAAAGGCACTTGTGGGCATCACTTACGCCGCCGGCGAGTCGGTCATTGTGGCCCGTGATGGTGATCTGTATGGCAATCGTTGGCGCGATGCACGCCCTGCGGTCGGGTCTGGTGATGTGACCCCTTGGCTTGAGCATTGCAGGGCGCTAGTGCCTAACGCTGACGAGTTGGAACACATCTTTGACGTGATGGCTTTTAAGGTGCAGCACCCTGAGACAAAGATCAACCACGCCGTGTTGCATGGCGGCGATCAAGGGTCTGGCAAAGATACCATGTGGGCGCCGTTCATCTGGGCAGTCTGTGGCCCGCACCTTAAGAATCGCGGCCTGCTGGACAACGACACCATGTCGTCGCAGTTTGGCTATGCCCTTGAGTCCGAGATCCTCATTCTGAACGAGTTGAAAGAACCAGACGCCAAGGAAAGAAGAGCATTAGCGAATAAGCTCAAGCCCATCATTGCAGCGCCCCCTGAGATGCTGACAGTCAACCGCAAGGGCCTACACCCCTACCAGATGGCCAATCGCGTGTTTGTGTTGGCGTTTTCTAACGACCCTGTGCCGATCAGTCTGGACTCGCAGGACCGCCGTTGGTTTTGTGTGTGGTCGCACGCGCCGCGCATGACCGCGCAGGCCGCTGAAAAGATGTGGAAATGGTACAAGGCGGGAGGCTTTGCGGCCATTAGCGGCTGGCTTGCTTCGCGTGATGTGGCCGCATTTAATCCTGGTGCGGCCCCCATGTTGACCGAGTTCAAGATGAACCTGGTTGAGCATGGTATGAGCATGGCCGAAAGTTATCTTGTCGAGTTGATGCGTACCCGCATGGGTGAGTTTTCCAAGGGTGTGGTGGCGTCGCCTTTCCATGCGCTATGTGACCGCCTTGCAGGCGCCGCGCCGTCTGGCGTGAAAGTTCCGCAGCCTGCCTTGTTGCATGCCTTGAAAGAGGCCGGATGGGTTGACATGGGCAGATTGAAATCGCGGGAGTTTGACTCTAAGAAGCATATTTTCTGCGCGCCAGATATGGTTGATGTGTCCAAGTCTGAATTGCGCCGCCTTGTCGAAGATGTGCCATCGCCAATGGCCGTGCGCTTGGTCAAATAAAAAAAAGCCCCTGTGAAGGGGCTTGTGAGGTGTGGCAACTGCTTACAGGTCGAGGAGAACCGCTAACAGCGCACCCAGTATAAGCGCAATTAGTAAAACCATCAATACGCCCTCTGCATTGCTTCCAATGCACCCCGATTCATAAGGCGGCGCGCCTCTGGTCCTTCGGCCATGGCCGCCTTGTATTCGTATTCTTCGGCCTTTCCCTGCTCATGCCGATAACCAAGGTCAACGTAATAATGCTCGGTATATGTCAGCGGGCGGAAAGGCGCAAGCGCCTCTGCTATGGTCTTGTTCATGGCAACACCTCACGGGCAGCACCCGCACATTGTTTGGCGGTCATGGTTTTCTTACTTCCGCCTTCAACAATGGCTTCAAGGGCGGCTTCATAGCGCGAAATAGTAAATTCAAGGTCTGAGATCCGCGCGAACATGGCAGCAATACCCGTAAAGCCTTCGGCGTGTGCAATGGCCTCTGCTTCGTCTGGCGTCAATTTTGTCAAGTCAATCATGTTATACATCCCAGTCTTCGGTTGTTAATTTAATGTTGCAAAAGTCGGCGTGTGCCTTGTTTGTGTGTTCACGCACTAAGGCACAAATAGCATCAATTAATTCTCGGTCTACCAAGTCATTCATGGTAAATATGGCAAAAGGCGCGGCCTCCACACCCTCAGGTGTGAACGCATTGCCACGGTGAAAAGTGACCGTCGTGCGGTCGTAGTGTTTAACGTCGGTCATGGTCAAAAGTTCCTATAAAGAATTTTTCCGTCTTCGGTTTCATGGATGAACGCGCCCTCGTCTTCTAGTTTGCGAATGACCGCGATACGCAAGTCGTCGCCTTCTACGTCATAGTCGCGCGCGATGGCCTCAACTGTGTCTTCGCAATAATCGCAGCAGATAGCAATGGGGTCAAATTCGACGTCGTCGCCCATTGACTCAAGATAGTCAAACAACGCGCCCAGTCCCTCATAAGAGAAATTGTCTGGGCGGTATTTGAAACCGGCGCGGAAGTCTGAAAGTCCAATAGTCTGATACATAGTGTGTCTCCTTAAAAATTGACGCCAGTTAGGCGCGGTCGATGTTGACTGTCAAACCATCTGCTAAATCGCCGATATAGCATGTTCCGATATTGGAATAGATAGCGCAGTACACACGGCGCAGTTTTCCGTTATGACGCACCATCCAACGCGTTGGGATGCGCTTGCCATATCCCGTGGCCGTGTAAGTCAGACCTTGTTTCTGCCACCACAAGGGGCGGTCTAAAACTTCGGCGGTTGTATTTTGAATGTATGCGATCATGATTAACTCCAAAGGATGTCGAAGTAGGCCAATGCGCCTACAGTTAAAAGAAGGCCAATGGCCACGGCGGTGAGAATGTCATACAGTTTGTTCATGCTAGGCGCTCCTCATAAATAGCGGGATATTGGCCGCGCAAATATTCGGCGGCCTGCTTCATTGCTTCGTCAAGGTCTGAGGACAAGTCGAGCATGTAATCGCCTTGGTCTAACAGCTGGATTTGCCCGTCGACTAACAACAAGACAGACACAAAACCATCGCCATCGCAACAATAAGTACCGTAGGACAAGATTGCTTCTTCGTCTTCGTCTTCGTCGTCGTTGACAATATTTCCGCCGGCATAAAAATCCCAACCCTCAAATTCTTTAGGTGTGTAGAAGTTGGCAGGCGCATCGCAAAGTTTGTTTGTGTTGCAAACAAAAAATTGCCCTAGTCTTGTTTCTTGGATTTTTTGGTCTGTAAGGATGTTTGTGTAAAGCGCACAAATATTGCCTTGAAAAGATACGGTTTGTTTAACCCACATGATCAGATCCTTTCAGATATCGGTGTATTGGTTTGCGTCATAAGAGCGCATGATTTCGCGCTCCAGCTGTTGCGCGGTGTAGTTCGCGCTCATCATGGGCAACCACACGCGCCCCTTGATGTGTCGCGCGGTGTCATGGAACACAGCGGTTAGATCAACAAATTGATCGAAGTCGGTCGGCACAGTTTGTTCAACGGACACAGATATCAGTTGAGGCGCGCCGTAATCGCGGTCAGTCACAAATTGAATTTTCATGTTTTGCCTTTCGTTTACTGTAATTTACCGTTTTCGCCGAAGCGAGCTTCTAGCGTAACAGATTCTTTTGCACTTTGCAAGCATGCTGCACAATTATTTGTAACTATGCAAAAGTTGCATAAACCAGGTTTTGTGGACCATGCATGGATAAGAATGTGGACTTAGTGAGGGTTGACGATTGTCCACACGCAAAGCCAACAACGGCGCGGTTTGTGGAGGGTTGTGGACAATGTGGATAATAAAAAAAAGATAAAAGTTTGAAGTAGAGATATATGTATGGGTGTGTGTAACGCTAGGTTGACGTCTCATCCGGCGCCGATTTAAAACGATGGTCCAAATGGTCCACATTGTCCACAAATCCACGCGCAGGGAATTCCCACGCAAAAAGAAAGAACTGGCGCGAAAGAAAATGTGGATCATGTGGACTAATAAAAAACAATTGTCCACATTGTCCACACCAGGTAGCGCGCAGGCTTGTGGCTTGCGTGGCCATGCGACTTGTAACTGATGGTCCACATTGTCCACATGACCCACACGGGCGCGTGGCATGCTGCATGCGGCCAAGGGGGGAGGGGGTAGGGCCGGCGGCACAGGGCCAGCAGAAACGTAGCGTTCACGAACAATTTTTTTTCTTACAGAATTTTTATTTTTTGTTGTAAACTCACAACCACTCGCAAACGCGCAGGAGAACACATGTTCCATTCGATTCCATTTACACCGCGCAAGGTCGAAGCAACAGAGTCGCGCTTGAAGGCGGTATATGACGCAGCCAAGCTGGGCCTCAAGGGAGATGCCTTAGCCTTAGCGGCGGGCATGCTGCCTATTGAATACCGACAACTCACGCAACTTGATCCCGTGGTGGAACTCGCCGCGCAAAAGGGCAAAGCGGATGGCGAGATCGAGTTGTCCAAAGTCATGCACCAAGCCGCCCTTAATGGCGACGCCAAGGCAGCGTTAGAAATCCTCAAACATCAACACGGCTGGGTGGCCAAGCAGGCCATATCTGTCGAGGTGGATCAGCGCATATCAATCACTGGCGCGTTAGCCGAAGCAACCAAACGAGCGCTGACAGTCGAAGACGCAAACATCATAGAAGCCCAAGTAAATGCAATCGACCATATACAGCGCTGAAGACGAACAGGAACTCATGGCGCGTCTGTGGGCGCCAGCGATCAAGGACAACCCTTTGGCGTTTGTGATGTTCGCGTTTCCTTGGGGTCAACCTGGCACGCCGTTGGAGCATTTCAAAGGCCCACGCAAATGGCAACGTGAAGTCTTGCAGACCATTGCTGATCACATAGCTCAAAACAGGGGCAAGCTAGACTTCAATACCCTACGCCACGCTGTCTCATCTGGCCGTGGTATTGGTAAGTCGGCCTTGGTGTCATGGATCACGATCTGGATGCTCTCAACCCGCATCGGCTCGACAACCATCATCTCGGCTAACAGTGAGTCGCAACTTCGGTCAGTCACATGGGCCGAGATTACCAAGTGGCTAGCGATGGCGCTCAACAGTCATTGGTTTGAGGTTAGTGCGACCAGACTGATGCCAGCCAAGTGGCTCACGGAATTGGTCGAGCGTGATCTTAAGAAAGGCACGCGCTACTGGGGTGTAGAGGGACGGCTCTGGTCAGCGGAGAATCCCGACGCTTACGCGGGTGTCCACAACTTCGACGGTGTGCTAGTCGTGTTTGACGAGGCGTCTGGTATTGACGACAGCATCTGGGCGGTGACGTCTGGCTTCTTCACAGAGAACACGCCTAACCGTTTCTGGATGGCGTTTTCTAACCCACGCCGTAACACTGGGTATTTCTACGAAGCGTTTAACAGCAAGCGGGAGTTCTGGACGACCAAGGTGGTGGACGCGCGCACAGTCGAAGGAACTGACAAACAGGTCTACCAGCAGATCATCGACGAATATGGCGCTGACTCATCGCAAGCCCACGTCGAGGTGTACGGTCAATTCCCATCCGAGGGCGACGATCAGTTCATATCGGCCAGTCTGGTAGACGAGGCGATGAAGCGGCCTAAGTATCAGGACGCCAGCGCACCCATCGTGATCGGCGTAGACCCCGCCCGCTTTGGCGCGGATGCAACAGTCATCGCTATCAGGCAGGGGCGGGACATTATTGCCATTCAGCGCCACAGGGGCGACGACACCATGACTGTCGTGGGTCATGTGATCGAGGCGATTGAGGAATACAAGCCAGCTTTGGTCGTGATCGACGAAGGAGGCCTCGGCGCAGGTATTGTGGATCGTTTGAAAGAGCAGCGATACAAGGTCAAAGGCATCAACTTCGGTAATAAATCTACAAATCCCATCATGTACGGCAACAAAAGGGCTGAAATGTGGGGCAAGATGAAAGATTGGCTGAAAACTGCTTCAATTCCGCTTGACAGATTCCTCAAAACTGATCTAATTTCGCCTATGATGAAGCCCGACTCCAAAGGGACTATCTTTTTGGAGTCGAAAAAGGACATGAAGGCACGCGGGTTAGCCTCGCCTGACGCGGCTGACGCTATTTGCGTCACGTTTGCCTTCCCAGTAGCCCACCGTGAGGCGCGTGAATCCACGCAGCGCCGCACGTACAGTGACAGAGGCGTGGTTGCAACTTCTTGGATGGGGTCGTAATGGCTAAGAAAAGTGTTTCCTTAAGCGTCGGTCGTGGCGAGAAGTTGCCTGTTAGCAAAGGTGCTGGTTTGACGGCCAAAGGGCGTGAGAAGTACAATCGAGAAACTGGCAGCAATCTCAAGGCGCCAGCGCCTAACCCCAAAACTAAGGCAGATCAGGGGCGCAAGGATTCATTTTGTGCAAGAATGGGCGCAGTAGCGGCCAACGCCAAAGATGGCGAACGCGCTAAAGCAGCTCTTAAACGATGGAAGTGTTAATCATGGCTACTAAACCTGGACTTTATGCCAATATCAACGCAAAACGTGAGCGCATAGCCGCTGGCTCTAAAGAAAAGATGCGTCAGCCAGGCGACAAAGGTGCGCCAACTGCCAAAGCGTTTAAAGAATCTGCCAAAACTGCAAAGAAGAAATAATCATGCCACTGGTTAAATCAAAATCACCCGAAGCCTTTCGCAAGAACGTTAAAGCTGAAGTTAAAGCTGGCAAGCCCGTCAAGCAGGCCGTGGCCATAGCGTATTCAGTCAAACGTGAAGCAGAAAAGAAGAAAAAATAATGGCTGATCCAACCGGAATGGTCGCGGCGGCTAATGTAGCCGCTGGCGGCAAACCACCAAAGTCTGACTCAGACATTCTGACAAC